CCTGCCGTAGCATCAGCAGCAGTAGAGGGTATTTTTATAGCAGTAGGAGTTGCAGTTCTAGCAGCAGGTAATCCTGCCGTAGATAACTCAATGATGTCACCATTAAACATAGCGGCGCTGTTGTTAGCAGCAACAATGTACTCTCTTCTAGCTCCGCCATTGTTGGGAGAACCGCCAATCATATTGACTGGAACTAACCCATTAAATGAAGCTGTGGTTGCCATCTAATTTCTCCAATTAAAAATTATTTACCTTTTCCAAAAGACACCGAGGATTTGTGTTCCTTAAATATAGGCGCTCTTGGATCGCTTTCTCGCATAAGATTATTATCTACAGACTGCATTTGTTGATTGGCCTGATTTAAATAATATTCATTACGCTGATTTATAAGTTCTTCTGGAGCTTTACAAAGTAAAAGACCGCCTATTTCTACACAACCTTTAAACTTAGAATTGTGATCAGATAAGTGTTTCATATGAGGTTGTTCCTCTGCCTTAACTGGTTCCCATCCTTCTCTAAAAGCCATAGAAATATTTCTTGGGTCTGGCTCGTTTAAAGTAGCCGTACGTTTCCAAAAGTAAACCCATCCCGGTTGTTTATTAGGTTCAGGTTTAGCAGTTGGGGGTGCCCAAGCTTTTGGTCTCTCTTGTGAAGCTCTGTTTTCGTATTGTCTATTTGTACGTTTTTCAGCCATTTCTATTCTCCAATCTAATCATTTCTTTAGCATATTGCTCTGGTGACAACCCTAACTTTTTCGCTAAATTTACTTGTGACGTCGTCAGTCGTATCTTCTTTGAAGAAGTTGTTCGTGTTACTGGAGCAACAACTGCTGCAGGTTTTGCTTTAGTAGTTTCTTTCGTTTCTACTTCGGCGTCATCAGAATCGGCGTCGAAATGTTCTGGAAACCGTTTACGCATTGTTTCATTAATGCGGTTATAATACTCGTCCGTCGTAGCATAAGCTGGACCGTTTTGTTTAACCAGCTTCTCGTGCAACCCTAACGCAAGGCTCGTCATTTCATCGTCTTTTCCGAACCAATCATTCCTCTTCTGCCATTCTAAAGCCTTTGCGTCAGGCGGCAGAGCAGCGGGTGCTTTATCTTCTTTATCTTTTACACTATTCCCAGAGGTTTGTAAAGGGGGTCTATACGCTTTTACCTTTTCAGCTTTAAAATTAGCTTCATTTAGTTTTTGTTGTGCCTCTACTAATTTATCCCCGTCGCCAGAATCATAAGCTTCTTTATATGCAGCTTTAGCTGCAGCTATTTCTAATTCAGCAGCATTTTTTGCAGCGTCTATATAGCTTTTTTGGTCTTCTTGTTGTCTAGCTTTTAGTTTTTTGTTTTCTTCCATCAACCTTTGAGCGGCTCTTATAGCTTCTTGGTTCTCTCTTGCTATCCGCTCTTTTTCACGACGTTCATCATGCCAGACTTTTTTAAGCTGGTAGATCTTATCTTTTACTTTGTCGTCGTATTCAGTTAACTCATCAGAGTCTAGTCTTTCAACTAACTCTTTAGGGAGGTTCTTCCTGTTCTGATCCGGTTCAGGAGTATCATCTTCAATTTCTACTTCAATATCAGATGCCTTTTGTTCCACCTCTTTCACCTCAGCTTCAGGTTTCTTAACATCCTCTTCGTTAGGTAAGTTTTGCTCTTCAGCCATCTTTTATCTCCTATGCTCGTGATATGCCTCGTGGATCCTGCACTACTGCCTCCACGCTGTCGTCGTTAATTAAACGAAATTCTTTGCCGTGTATTTTCAGCCTAGTGCCTGAGTTTGGTCGGGCTAAAATAAAATCCCCTTCCTTACACCAAGGCCCACTTGGGAATCTGTCTTTGTCTTTATAACAATCAGGGCCAAGTTTAACTATAAAAAATACAGTGCTAAGAACTTCCTCAAAATGCTTTGTGGTATCAGCTTTTATTAAACCGCTATCATATTTTTCTTCGGCATCAGGCACCGTACATAATATGTGGTACCCAGAAGGTTCTGGTAGTTGTTTAGCCTTATCCTCATTTTCAGTCGTCATCCTCGTATCCACCTCTTCTCTCTTGTAGGTCTATTATGTAATTAATTGCGACGGTAAGACCCTTAACCATTCCGCAAAACTTTTTATATTCTTCGTAAGACTTAGCTGACCCGTCAGCCATATTTTGTTTTATTTCCTCTATCTCGTTTTCCATCTGCTCTAACAGCATTTCTAATTCATCATCCATTACTGTCTCTCCTCAGTTGGCGGAGGCGTAGGCTCCTCTGGTTCATCAGGTTGACTCATAGCTTGTTGTAACAATGACTGTGCTATTGCATTGTCCGCTTTATTTTCTTCTTTCTGCTCATCTACCAAAACTTTTATCATCTGACTAGATTGCTTTTCTTCTAGCTTGGCATCATCTGTAACCGCTTTTGCCATTGTATTAAGCTGTGCTTGGCGCTCTTGAGAAGCTATTCTTTCTTGTTCAACAGCAATCTGAGCCTGTTTAAGAGCAACATCTGCCTGATCTTTCTGAGCTTTACGCATAGCATCTTGAGCTTTGATCTGTAATTCTTGTTGCTGCATTTGAATAATTGGGTCTTGTGCCTGTTGTTGAGCTTTCTTTTGCGCTGCAGCAACCAAGTTGTTCTGTGATAATTGCTGTGCAGCCTGAGCCACCAAGCGAGATATTTGAGTTTCGTACTCTTCTGGTATCTCTGCATCTGGTTTTGGTAATGGCGCACCAAGTTGCTGCTCGATTTGAACTCGGTATTTAAACCCATAGTGTTCTGCGATGTGTGCCTGTAGTGAGGCGGCTATCGCCCTTGCTTTTGGATTTTGTCCAATAATCTGCGCCATAGTTGGATCATTTAAAAAAGTCATGTGGGCGAGTATATGTGCATCGTGGTCTTGATACAAAAACGCCTTGAGAGGCTTAACTTTCAATGCGTTCATATTCTCCGATACTGGATCTTTTGGCTTCTCATCATCCTCCAATGGCACGAGTTTTGCAGCGTCTTTTATACCCATCACGTCTAACATCTGTCTGTGTAGCTTTGGAAGGTTATATATCTGAGGTGCAGCTTGAGCCATTTGCATGACTGCCTGATACTGTACTACCTTTTGAGCCATTGTTGAAGAGTTAGGGTCAGATACAGGCAAAACCTCCACCATGTCATAGTCTGATCTTTTCACCATTGGCGAAGCGCTTTCTGGCTTGTAATTATACTTGTCCGGTGTGTAGTCCCTTATTATATTCTTGAGTAACTTAAACTCCTGCCTCATAGAATAGTGAACTCTGGCCTGTACAGCAGACATGACTTTCAGGGTTCTTTCTAATATAGCTAGGGTTGTCCCTACTGGACTGTTTGCAGACATATCTGCAATCTTTAGATCTGCTGCACTAGCGAATCTTCTGCCCTCGTCAACGATAGTACCTAATAAACTGTATAAAACGTTGCTAGGTTCCTTGTACGGCAGGGGCATTATATTGTCTTTTATAGAGCCGCTTGGCACATCTACATCTCTAAACTCTGCAGGACTGATTGGCGTATCATCGCCTTTTACTCGTAAACCCTTAGTTTTAAATCCACCGGGTAAGTTAGATAATGTACCTGCATCTACAAGTTGTCTTATCAGAGAAGTACCTGATTTAGCAAAAGCACCTATGAGGTGAATCAAACCAAAGTGATAAAAACCAAACCCCGGCACATAGCCATAGTGTACAAAGTGGTTTCTTTTAACTTTTAGTTCGTCTTCCGGTTGGTAGTTTCTCCGTATGGCAAGAATTTCTCCCGTAGCTTTTTCAAGAGTAACAACATATGGCAGAGCAATTCCTGTTTCCTTCCCATTTTTATCCTTATCCTCATATCCAGGTAAATCTAGATCTACGTGCATCTCTAGAATTTTATAACGGTCATCATGTGTTGCAGAAAAACCCATCTTCTCTGCTATCTTTTTTTCTACCTCATCTAAGTAGTCCGTCGGTCCTTCTAGCTCAACATCCTTATAAAAACCAGACACCTGTAACTTCTTGAGATCGTTCGGTGTTTTACGCATTACGTGTGTAACACGTTCTGATGTCTCTAAGTCTGATGCACCGTACGGCACAACAATATCTTCAGCGGGTACAAATATAGATACCTGTCTCTCTAAGTTTGGGTCGTAATATATTTTCTTAAATGCGTTACCAGATAAACCTAAACCCCAAAGCATTCTTTCATGCTCTGGTCGGTACTCAACCATTTTTTCAGTTAACTGATAATTCATATCAGCTCTTACCCTGTTAGCCGCTTCTTTCTTCTCTCTAGTATCTTCACCTATTATCTGTGTCTTAACAGGACCCTGTGCTGGAAATGTCTCCATGATTGTTTCTGACTGAAACTTCACAAGCGCTTCTGTTAATAATGGGTGATGCACACCACAAGCTCCAGGCCAAGGCTCAGTTCTTTCTTCTAGCTTTAGACCCAGTAAATCAAGACCATCTACATATGTCTGCATCCAGTCTTTCCTACTAGCTAAATCTTCTTCAAAGTCACCCAATAAGTTTTCTGATATTTCTTGCAGTTCAGCCTCATCCATGTCCTCAGCTAAGTTTGCGTTGAAGTCATCAGAACTCTCCGCATCTGGGTCTATTTCAATCTCCATACCTCCAATACCAACTGTAACTTTTTCTGGGTCTTCGATTTCTATCTCGATAGCAGACTCTCCCATAGCTTGCGTCAAATCGGTGGGTTCCATTGGTTTGTCTATATTATTAATTGCCATATTTTATCCTTAATAGTAAGGCTCTCTTCGCCCTCGGTAATTTGGTGTGTCTTCCTCATCTAGAGGAGTTCTTACGTACCCACCCTTTCTAAATCTCATTAACGCTAGTGATGTACTATCCACATAATCGTCGTGTTCTCCTGCAGGAAAGCTCGCAACTTCCTCTACAACCTCTTCTGCCCAACGTAAATTGGGCACCCATACCAATCCTGATGCAAACAAATCGGAAACAGAATTTAATCTAGAAATTTTATCATTACCACGGCTAGGAGTAAATTCTTGTACAGGAATACCCATCGCTCTCATCTCATATATTAACGGAGCGCCTGATGCTTTTTTCTCTATAATAACAGAATCGGGTTCCCAAGACCTATATTGACTAATAGCTTCTCTTTTTAGTTCTGGAAATTCCATTCTATCTCTAAATGCGTTAAGTAAAATGATGTTCGCCTGTGGTATGCCGTCAGGTCCGTCTTTATAAAACACACCCCAAGTAGTACATGCGGAATAGTCGGCTCTTTGTGTCTTTTCAAACGCTGTGTCCCACGACATTAGTACAAAATCACAAGCAGGGGGGTTTTCTTCCTCCCAAATTTGCCACCATTCCCGTTTTACAATAGCAGATGCCTCTGATGTGGGGTTTTGTTGGTACTGAGCCATCCATTTTGGGTTAGGTAGCTCGTTTTTTAGGACTTCTAGCTCTTCAATAGGCCAAAACTGGGGCCAAAGTGGGTTGCCACTAGGCAAAATAGCGGGAAACTCTATCAATTCCCAGTCTTCTCCCGATCTTTGCACAGAATTTTTGAGTATTTGCCCTGTTAGGTCACGTTTTGACCACCTTGTCATCACAACTACTATGGCTCCACCCGGTTGCAAACGCTGTCTCGGTCCAGATGTGTACCATTCGTAGGTTTTATCGTAAACTTCAGGGCTTGTTTCGGCTAATGTCGCTTCTTGTTCCGAATGAGGGTCGTCAATAATGAGCACGTCCGCACCTTTACCCGTAACAGCACCTCCAACACCGATAGCAAAGTAGTCTCCTCCCTTGTTGGTAGCCCAACGCCCAGCCGCCTTTGAGTCAGCCTGAAGTCCAACGTCTGGAAATACTTCTTTATAGAGTTCAGAATCGACAAGATTTCGCACCTTTCTACCAAAACCAACCGCAAGTTCTGCTGTATGCGAGGTTTGGATTACTTTTCTCTCAGGGAACCTTCCTAAAAACCATGCTGGTAATAAATAACTAGCAAACTCACTCTTAGTATGTCGTGGAGGCATGTTTACAATCAAGCGTTTTATTTCTCCGTTGGCGACTTTCTCAAAAGCTCTAGCCATTCTCCTATGATGGGGACCGTATATAAAGTTCGGCCATACCCTTTTCACAAACTCTAAGAAGTCTGTCTCCGCCCCCTCTTTCTGAACAGCGTGCTCGTGTTCAATGAGTGTTTTATATAAATCCTGTAACTGCGGCTCAGGTAGATTCGGTAGTTTGTTCAACAGATCCTGGAGTTCCCTCGTCGTCGGTCTCTTCTCCGTTGTTGGCTGCATTTAGCTCCTCATCAAGTGAATCGGTTATTTCTTCCACATCTTGAACTTCTAACTCTATTAATCTGTTTATCTTTTCTTTTATCAATCCCTGCAGGGCATCTGCAGACTTATGCGCTATTGTAATCTCTGACTTTTCTGTAAACGCTCCTACATCTGACATCTTACCCAGTAGCTCTAACGCCTTTAGCTCGTGCTTCGGATCTCCACAGCTTGATATCTCAAGCAGCCTATTATGTATAAGGTTCCTAGTCTCCGCAGCATCAGACACTATAGAGTTCGAGTATTGCTTGACGTAGCCCGAAAGGGCTAATATGACGGCTGGTTGCGTAAGCGACCTTGGGGTAACACCCTTCTGAAAGTTCTTAAATAGTTTCTCCGCTTCTTTCTTATCTTCTTTTGTGATGTCTATTGGCTCGGCGTGCTCTTTCATAAGCTGTGCCGTATTCTCTGCGACCTCTAACTCTTCCATTGGAGTCGGCGCTTTTTGCATGGTCATGCGTTCAGGTATTGGGTGTTTGTTGTCAGCTTTTATTTCTATCGTCATCGTTTGCTTTGTGTAGTTCGTCTACTACCACTTTCTTAACCAAATCCTTCAATACAAAAGTATACCCCAAGTCGTCTAACCTTTTTGAAAATTCCTTTACCGACATTTCATACACAGTTCTAGCGGCTTTTTGCGCTATATTTTCCATCGGTATAGGACCCAAAAAGCATGGGGGGTGTTTTGCATATTCAGTGTATACCACGTTCTCTAGAAAAACGCAATGGGGGTGGGGGGTCAAAAATTAATTTAAATATTCTAATGTGCAAAATAGTGTGTATATAGGGGGCACGCATGCACACACGATCGGGGGGTCACCCATGGGTAACCTAGTTACTTTTAAAAACCTCGACGGGCATAGGGTTACTAAGTTACTTTTTTATCCCTAGTAAAATAGTCGGGTATTATCTGCGGAATTATCACAACCTTGTGACTTTTCCAATTAATTAAAATTTTTTGTGATTCTTTGGAACTAATTAATATACCTGTGGTCTTACATATGTAAGCCAACAATACTGATGGTTTACATGTTGGGATTATCCAACACTTTAATAAGGAAAACATATCATGGAAAACTTTGATAACAATGAACTAGAAGTAGCAGAAAAAATTGACGATAGCCACAAAGAGCCTAGTGCCGTACAGACTCCAGTAGTCGATGGAGTACCAATAGTCTCTAAGGGTTTATCTGCAAAACTCACAGAGTATGGGCAAGAGTCAGCAAGAAATGCCGATTCAATGGCGGAGCTAAAGCAGGGTGTAGTTTTGGCTGTACTAGAAGAATTAGGTACCACGCCGACATACGATCAAATGTATAGTGACGTTGGGATTCGAGCTAGAATAGTCGAGGGTATTACAGAGCATTACATCAGTAAAAATATGTCCCAAGAAGTAATCGAAAAAAATGCTTTTTGTCAGGCTACGATTGAAAATGTTGCTAGTGGGTTCATGACCTATCTATATGACGAATGCGGAGTTACTCAACCAGTAAGTGAACAGCCTGATGCTACTAGGAAAAGATCGGAAACAAACAAAGCAAAAGAAGCCTTTATTGAAGAGTGGGATTCTGATGTTGGTGCCCTTGATCAAGAAATTAAAGGCTTAAACGAAAAACAAGTTAATCTTGTTTCAGGTTCCGACGATTACAAAGCCAACAAAAAAGAAATTTCAAGGTTGGAACGTATTAAAAGTGAGGGTATCAAGGATGTTAACAAGTCAATAAAAGACGATAATTCAACCTTGAAAAAATACTCTGAAAAAGCATTTTCAGTATGCAAAACTGTGGCAACACCAGAGCAGGGCAAGCAGTTAAGTAGTGACGATTCTAAAAAGCATAGAATAATTGCCACTAATATGCACCTACTTCAGCAGTTTTTAAAAGGTGAAATTAAAGATTTCTCTTTTGAGAATAGGAATGGGGTTATCGTTACAAGGGTTAACTCTTGTGAGATTGGATTGCATGCAGTAGAAAAGGAGGAGGTAAACATAGCGGAATAATCACAACCTTGTGATAATTCCTAGGGAGCCGAAAGGCTCCCTTTTTTTGCCTAATTTTTTCTGGGAACTGGTGGGATGCGACGTGGTAGCTTCGCCATTGGAGATGCGACGTGATAGCTTTGTTCTGTATTGTTCCATAATGTTCGGCTAATGTTCTGTAAATTTTGTAGTTAAGTTATTGATTTTAAAGCAATGTTCTGTAAACGTGTAATGTTCTGTAAATTGAGAGTCCGAAAATAATTTTGCTCTTCAAGAAGGGGGCGGAGCAGGTTTTGCAAAATCCTACCTCTTAATCTTATAAAATATAGAACAATAGAACATTATATATATATCAACGACTTACAACAGAACATTGTCCGAACATTGTCCGAACATTACCCCCATTTTACAGAACATTATAAATCCACGGAAAAAAATAATATATGGTTCTCGGGAACTATTTGAGAAACCATCAGTCTAATATATATCAGCCGTAATTCGTTTACTATTTTTTGGGGGTTTACTATGCCTATGTGGTCGAAACAAACATACAAGATGTTGCAAAGAAACAAGCAACACCTACGCAAAACAAAGCAACGGAATAGTCACAACCTCGTGATTATTCCACGCACAACAACATGCCCTCCGAGGGACACACCAAGACCGCCATCGCTCAACACCGACGATGGAGTGGCACTCAAAAAAGACACGCAGTATTACACAGGCAACAACATCAAAGGCATTGGCACTCTACACAAGAGCAACGCTGTGCCAGTCTTTACCGACGATGAAGCAAAAGATCAAGCAACCATGAGGAGATGAGAATGAGAGAGTTAACAAGCAAGGAAGCAAGAGAATTTGGTAAATATACAAACTGGGGTTTTACAACCCATGTATACAACTATGATGCCGACGAAAATAGAGCAGTCGGTTGGGCGTGGTTTGTAAAGAATTGTTTTGGTGTAATTGTAGATCGTGGCTTTGCTGATACTAAAAAAGAGTGCGAGGTAGAAGCTAAGATCGCCAAGGCTCAGGCAGTTTTAAGAGGAGACGATTGGAAAGGAGCGAGCATATGAAAACCTTTGAGGAAGTTTTGAAGGAAGTCTTTGCCGAGACTGTTGCTAACGCAAAAGCAAATCAGGAAGTATTAAATAAGGTAGAAGAAGTTGTTTTTAGAAGTACTAACGAGGAATTATCACAGCGTCGTGACAATTCCACAGACGAAGACTAGGAATTATTTTAACTAAGGAGATGTGAAATGACTAAGAAGCAAACAATCGAAGCACAAAAAATCGTGGCAAGAAGAAATTTATTTGGCTACGAAGTTCGTGTAGTAACTGGGTGTTTACATAATATTTCTGATTCTGGAAAAATACGGGATACAGTAGGTCTGCGAGGTAAGTACGGTGTTGACGTATATGATGAAGATGGTGAGCAAATGTGGTTCTCTGGCTCAGACAGTCCAACCGATAACAGAACATTTAACAACATCGAGAAAGCGTTTTTGGACGCTTCAAAATCAATACAAAGACTTAGAGTAAAACTAGGTCAAGCGTCAGATTATGGAATCCCTACGGATAATCCAGAAGACCGAAAATTTTACAGAACCCACAGCGGTTGGGGCGAACCCGATGATTGGGGTAGTGAAGGTCCATCTAAAAAACAATGTCACAACTTTGCCGACAACTGTTGGACATCTTGGAAATATGGAATCGGGGGCTATGATTTGGACAAGAAACCATTTAGAGATTGGGACAAGTCATGATGGGCACAGTTTTGCTAGGCAAAATTGAGAGAGACGGAAAGATAGTCAGGCTATTGAGATTTGAACGCAACGTGAGGTTCTCTAAAAGGGAGTGTTGGTTTCTACTAAGTGAACCTCATAAGCGTGTCAACAATTCCGATTTGAGATGGATACCGTCAGACACTAGGTTTAGTTGGGTCAGAGTTTTTAGAGGAGAGAAGTGATGAAAGAGACTATTGAATTTGAGGAACGTGATGTTAGTGAGTTAGAGAATAGTGTATCGAGCAATTATAAGTGTGAGGATTGCGGACACATTGGGGGCACATACAAACAATCGGAAAGAGTAGTTAACTCTAACGAACCCGACAAAGGTTGGAAAGTATTACCTGAGTCTCAAGAACTTACTGAGGATGATGACGTAGCGGTGTTATGCCCGAAATGTTTATCGTGGTTTTATTTTATTAAAGAGGAGAAGTGATGAAAGTAATAATTGAACTAGAGTTTGATCAAACACCAAGTCAAGAGGATGTCTATGATTATTTAAATGCCTTGATGGGAGATGGCTGTTTAGATTGGTACGTAGAAGAGGAGAAGTCAAATGAGAATTAATCCATTAACAGGCGGTACAAGTTTTGGTGGTCGTGAAGGTCGTAAGGCTAGGAGAAAGCAAGCCATCAAGAGTAAGAAGATTGGCGATAGGCTTTTGGGTGTCAAGAGAGTTTTATCGGCAAGTTTAGGAAACCGTTGGAGCATTGAAGATGTTGGTCTTTACATGCCTGATTCAAAGAGGAGAAAGTGATGAACTTAGTTAAAAAAGTCAGGGAGTTAGAGATGGCATTGTGCCATGCGAACGGTAAGTTAAATTCAATACAAGATGCTTGTGAAAAGTGTATTGATGATTCTGAAGAAGCTATGGAAGAAGTCACCGATGGTTCAAAAGATATATACGAGGGTCGGGCAGAGTTTGCTAGTCAGATATTAAATTACTTAGAGGAAGAAGAATGACTAAGGAAGAAAAAGAGATAACCAAGGCTTTCATAGCTATGATTAAACGTAACGGATGGAAACCTATGAAATCAGAAGATGGCTTGGCTTGGTTCGGTGGTAAAACTCACTACCAACTATTAGATTACTTACCTAAAAAAGCTATAGATAGCCATAACCATGAGGACATTGACTTTCTTGTTGTAGGTTGGAGGACATAATGAAGTATATCTTTGTGAGTAAACGCCAGTTGCATTGGCGTAGGTTCGGTAAACCATTGTGCTGGATATTTGGTGGTTTACTTGTTTGTAGTTTTCTTGTGAATATTTTGAGAGGAGTGTTATGAAAGATAAACCTGTTTTACCCATGCCTAATCTTTTGGAAGTGATCAAAGAACTACAGGAGTTCTGCAAAACCGAGATCATTGAGTGGGAAGTCGATCAGTATTGTTTGAGAGATAGTAACACCGACGACTACCGACATTACCAAAGACTTGAAGGTAGGGCACACTTTGCTGAGGAAGTTCTAGAAAAGATAGAACTTTTGATGTCTACACCAGTAGAGATAAAGAAAACCGAAGTCATTAAATTGAAGGAGAAAATAAATGAGTGACGGAAACAGCATGAACGAAATACCGATGTTCTTGAATTATTACGAACTATCGGAGTTTGTCGAAAAAACAAAGCCGATTGCGAAGCGGTACAGTAAGAGTGGAGCAAGTCCCAACGCAGGGAAAATACCACTAGGGGAAAGACGCTATGCTAATTTGTATTGGTGTCGTAAAGCTGAGGGGGATGGTATCGAGTTGTTTTACTACAACGCTAAACAACCTGCTTTGCATTGGGGTAAAGATAATGTCGTTACGTTAACCCCAAGATACTATGACTGGAAAACTGCCGAGTTCTACACAAGAGTAACAGGTGCAAGATTTCAAACGCATCATGGGAAAATATACATGAACGATAGGAACGGTAAGTTCTACCTTTTACCAAGTGACCAACCATTTAGAATTAGTAAGTATACAAAAAACCAATACGGTATTTACGATGAAGAGTTATGGAGACCGCTAAAACCCATGCAAGAGTATAAACATGTGATGCTACGGAATGATATGGCTGAGATACGAGCAAGGTTCAAACCATTCTATAAATACATGCAAGCAGTCCTTGCGGTAGACCCTGAGTTTGGCAAAAGTTATGAGACAGATGTGGGTTTGAGTTTTGCTAAAGAGGATTTTAAAGATTCCACAGAGTATGACCCAATGACTGATATGACGGTATTGGAGAATTTTTTGAGAGAGCCGACAGACGACCCCAAAGTTATGAAGGAGATTTTGGTGCGGACAGTTACCCACAAATTTCAAGAGCGTTTAAATCGTGCGTGGGAAACAGGTGCTCTTGGGTTTCACAGGTGGTCATATAAAGATACACGTGTCGGGTTCAAGCAAGCAAAAGATCAGTTTGAACTGATACTAAAAGTTTTCTATTTCAACGAGGTGTTTGAGTATGTGCCAGTTGAGATAGGGAAAAGGGTTCACGATGTGAACGCTAAATTTGCAAGAAGTATATGGGATGTGAAGAAGTAAAACTAATCGGAAAAGTCACAACCTCGTGATTATTCCACAACACTAAGGAGATTTTATGTCTACAGTAAATTTGAAAACGGCTATTTCTTTGAAAGAGTTTGAAGACCTAGCACTAGCAGTTGGTAACAAGACTTGTTTATACATGGTTGGAGAAGCAGGTATTGGTAAGACTGCGACTGGTGCTAACATATTTAAGAGGGGTAAAGAAGTCTTTGACTTCAAGCACTATGTCTATGTTGACGGTCCGAATGTCGAGTTGGGCGAAGGTGGTATCTACATGCCGAACCATGAGACCGAGACTACAACATTCTATCCTAATGAAGCATGGCGGATGCACAGGGGCGAGCCGATGTTGCTATTTATCGACGAGTTCACGAAGGCTATGCGGAGTGTGCAAAACATGTTTCATCCTGCGATTAACGAGCGTAGGTTTGGTCCACATAAACTGCACGACAACACAGTTGTGATTCTTGGCGGTAACAATTCAAGCATGGGCGTGGGCGATGCGATGGCGGCACACACTAGGAATCGTGTTACCGAAGTGCGTATTAGAAAACCTTTTGCACAAGAATGGTGTGGTTGGGGGTTTGAAAATGGGATCCATGATTTGATGATGGCATTTGTTACTGAGAATCCTCAGATTATCGAATCATCTTACACCGACACCGAAGACCCAGAGATACTGGATATTATCTTCAATCCGAGAAAGTCACAGCAATCTTTCTTTTCACCACGCTCTGCACATAAAGCGTCAAACATTTTCAAAGAAAGAGATAAGTTTTCGGACTCTGTTTTGCGTTCTGCGTTGGAAGGTACGATTGGCAAAGCGGCGACCTCTAAGTTCTTGTCGTTTGTCAAAGTTGCCGACTCACTACCGACGTGGAAGGAGATCATTGATGAGCCAAAGTCCGCAAAATTACCTGATTCTCCTGCGGCACGTTGTATCTTGGCTTTCTCTGCATTGTCGAAGGTGGACAGGAGCAACATCAGTAAGTGGTTTGAATACTTGAAGCGTGCCCCCAAAGAGTTACAGGCTTTATTCTGTCTGTCAGCTAAGGACCACAAGCAAGCGAAGGACATATTGTTTACTTCCAGAGCGTTTGTGGATTGGTCTAGAGAAAATAATTACTTATTCTAAGGAGATGAAACATGGCTTGTAGAGTGGTGAACCCTAGTATTAGGGAAACAAGAGAAGGGGCAAGGTATATCGTCAGGTACAAGAAAAAGTATGTGCTTGATTCGGTAAAGATTGCTAGAGCATTTATTAACAAAGAGAGGAAAAAAACTAATGGATAAGCGAAAAAACTTAAATCTGGGAAACAACGAGCAAAAAAACCTTAATCTGGAAAACGGAGAACTAAGTGCCGTTCAACTTGTTTTGCGTGATGTGGTAAGTCAAGCGATAGACCAGAAGCTTGGTCAGGTGACAGGCGAAATGCGAGACATGGTAGATGCTTGCCTTGAAGAAGTCAGTCGCTTGGAGAAAGAAGTTAAGAAACCAAGTGGAGAGCCGAGAACAGATCTCGCAGAGGCAGTGGCGGAATTTGGTTGGGTAGATAACGACACTGAAAAGGAAAACGAACTGCAAGACAAACTTGCTAAAACCCATGACGCTTTGCTTTATGTGATGTCGAAGTATGACGAGTGGTATCAAGAGCATGGCAAACACTTGCAACACTCTAAGGTAAAAAAGACTAGAGTTGCTTGGGAAAGTCTCAAGTTTTGTCGCAGGTCGGCAGGTGCAAAACTAACGTGGTTAAAGAGATGGGAGAAAAATGATGGCTAAACTAAAAGCTGAACAAAGGCTTGAGCGAGTCCACATGAGGATTATGCAGGACAAGCATCTTTGTTTGTACTCTGGTGTAATTATGATCGGGGACGTGATAGTCTCCGATCAGATACCGACTGCGATGACAAACGGTCGGGACGTAATCTATGGTAGAGAATTTGTTGAGTCTCTAGATGATGGCGAGTTGATGTTTGTTGTGTTGCACGAAGCTATGCACAAAGCATACAGACACATAACCATCTATGAACACTTGCGTAAAGATAGACCCGACTTAGTTGGTATCGCCGCAGATTATGTAATCAACCTTGAGATTCAAGACTACGCTAACTTATTATCCAATACTTCTTATTATCCTAGGATGCCCATGGATGAAAATGGCGACGTGATAGGTCTCATTGATGAAAGATTTCGTGGCATGGATACTACAAAGGTATTCAATATTCTCAAGAATGAGATACCACAACAACCCCCCTCTGGTGGAGGTGGAGAAGGTGAAGAAGGTGGAGAAGGTGGAGAAGGTGGAGAAGGGAATAGTCACGGCACCGTGAAAATTCCGAAGTCACATGACGAGCATGATTGGGACGGAGCCAAAGAACTTTCTGAAGAGGAGAAAGAAGAACTCAAGGAAGAGATCGAACAGGCTTTGCGTGAAGGCTCGCAACTGGTGGGAAAGCGTGGCGGTCGCATGTCAAAAGGTATAACTGAAGCTTTGATACCAAAAGTGGATTGGAAGGATGCTTTGCGTGATGAGGTTAAACAAGTCATGCGAGGTCACGATGATTCTACATGGCGCAGACTGAACAAGAAGTATTTGGCAGTAGACATAATCATGGCAGGTACCGAGTCTACTACCATTGGTGGTATATGTGTTGGTGTCGATACTTCTGGTTCGATTGGTCACAATGAACTAGGGCAGTTCCTTGGCGAGATTAAATCAATTTGCG